GATTCAACAATAACCATAAGATCATAAGCGCGGATAGTTACTGAAATCATGAAAGGAGTGTAACTCAAAAAATAAATTGCGGAAATACTGGACAAATACAAACCGTAACCAATAAGATCAGATCAATGCCAACAACGGCAGATAAAATATGGAGGCACAACATGGCACAAAATTACAAAGGCCCACTCGATTATATTGATGTGGCCACACGAATCGTTGAATTTCGTGAGAAGTATCCAAACGGTTCACTTGCTCAATTAGATATTAAGTTTATTGATTTTGCTGGAAAGTCATGGGTTGTTTATACCGCAGGTGCTTTTCGAACTCCTGAAGATTTACGCCCAGGAGTTGGAACTGCATGGGAGCCAGTACCAGGCCCTACATCGTTCACCCGTGATAGCGAAGTGCAAAACGCTGAAACTGCTGCCTGGGGTCGCGCAATGGTCGCTGCTCTTGCAGTAGATACTAAAAAGGGAATTGCATCTAGCGAAGAGGTACGAAATCGCCAGGAAAAAACTCCCGATGCTCCAAAGAAGTTAGAGGTTACTTATTCTCAGGAGCAGATTGATATGGCCATTGAAGCGATTGAGCAAATTGCCACTATCGAATCTATTGATGAATTAAAGATGTTTTATTCAGGAGCAAAAGAGGCAAATCTTCTTACCGTTCCAGTAAAGGGATCAACACTTAACGCGGCGATCAGCGCCCGTAAGAAGGTTTTGGAGGAGACAAAGTGAAACATTCAGAGACTTATTACACCGTTCGCACGATAGTTCGCTTTGCGTTCTGGTCGCTCTTTATCTATGGATATATGTTCTTAGCGATTGGGGTACTCGGAAAATGACAACCCCAGCACAAATTGAAAAAAGACTTATTGACCTCAGCAAAGAATTAGATCAGGCACATTCCGATTTAGTTGAATCTGAAAATAAGTACCACAGTTCTAAGGCTAATTTTGAAGTGGCAATGGCTAAATCTCGCATGAGAAATAGCCAGGTAGATATGAAAATGACCGCGACCATGCGGGAAGATCAGGCGCTTATTGAGAATGAGGAATTGCATAATTCTCTTGCAATGGCTGAGGCTATGGTCAAAGCATCTCGCGCAAATGCCGCCCGACTTCGCACCCAGGTAGATATTACGCGCTCGGTTTCATCATCTATTAAATCAAGCATGGATCTCTAATGAGAAAATTATTAATTGCGGTTCTTTTGCTCGCATGGATGCCAGCGGCTAATGCTGATGTTTATGTAAAAGTGGATGCTAACGGAAACGCTATCAGCGGGGCGATCATGTGTGATGCCGCCACCTGCGGGGCTGGAAGTCTCTACTCTCAACTCACCCTGCAACCTGGAGAGCATTACGCTTTGCAGGGCGTAGGAATTGATTACGGCATTGGCAATAACAATCCAAATACATCGGTTAAAGTGGATGAATCTACTCAGGTGTGGAGTGTTATTAATACTCAGACTAATGAAGTAACTCAGACATTTACCCCAGTTCGAGTTGCGCCACCAGTAATCATTACCGACACATTAACGGTTGATACTCTCACCGTTGATACTTTTACCGTTGATAGTTTCACCCTGGATAGTTCTACGGTAAATACTGCCCAATTTAACGATTTTATTAACCGATTAATTAAGGTGTTGCAATCATGGATATTATAAAAACTCTTACTACTGCTCTTAATCAAGCAGACGGCCAAAAAGATCGTTCTCTACAAGTTGAATTGGGAGCCAGTTCAGTAGGTGGATGCAGAACCCAGGCGTGGCACATCTTGAACCAAACTCCTAAAACAAATCACGATACAGAAAAACTCAGCGCCATAATTGGATCGGCCATGCACACCACCATTTATGAAGCATTGAAGGCTTACGATGTATTTGCCGATGATTTCATATTAGAGGAAGGTTTTAGCGATGAATACTTCAAGGGTCATTGCGATTTCTATTCACGCAAATCTGAAACCGTTTATGACTGGAAAACAGTTACTATGGCAAAGATCGCTAAAGGCGGCTTACCGACTAAACAACAGAAAATGCAAGTAAATATTTATGCAAGTTTGATTTCGCAGCATTACCCAGTAAAGCGCGTGGGATTAGTTTTCATTCCTAGAGATGGCAAAATGTCGGATATTGTCTGCTGGGAAGATGATTACAATCTCGCTCTTGTTGAAGAGGCCCGCTCCTGGGTTGCTGAAGTAAAGGCTATGGACACCCCACCACCGCCAGAAAGATCGGCTCGATTCTTTTGCGCCGAATATTGCTCTTACTACGATGAAAGTGGGTTTGCTGGATGCTCAGGAAAATAGATCGCATGAAGGTTGATTGGTCACGATCAAATTGCAGCGGATTAAGTACGGAATTCTTTTACCTTGAAGAAGAGTTTTTGAAGAATAAATATTTAAGCCATCGCCAAATGCGCCGCGTATGTTTTGCTTGTCCGATTCGTCAGCAATGCCTAGAGGTAGGTTTTGCCAATGAGCGTTTTGGAATGTGGGGCGGGGTATCGTCAGCAGAACGCAATGAAATCGTAAATGACAAATTAAACTCGCGTTTCTTAGAGCCACTAAAGCGGGATTTGGAAGAGTTCGGGATAACATTTGAAGAGGTACTAGAGGCTTCCAATGTCGAGAGAAGGTTAATGTGAAAACTATTATTGAAGAGGCAATCCAGGCATTTGAGGATTTGCATAATGATCGCTGCTTATCCGCTTATGAGTGCGATCACATCGCTCTTATTGTTCGAGCCAGGGATTATGAGGCGGGAATTGAAAAGCGCATTAAGAGCGAACTAGCAGTAACTCTTGCTGAGGAAAGAGATCGCTGGGTTTTCGGTAAAAGCAAATCATCATTTGCCGAATGGGTGGAATCAATTTTCAACAACACTATTAGATTTCTGGAAGGTAAGTAATGAGTTCTTTGCCCTATATGCAACTTTATGTATCAGATTATTTGGCTGATACTGCACACCTTACGGCCCAGCAACACGGGGCTTATATGTTGCTATTGATGAACTACTGGCAACGAGGAAAAGCCCTGGACAACCATAACGATCGCCTGGCTCATGTTGCTCGCCTATCACCTGAGCAATGGGCCGATGATAAAGAGATCCTGGCTGAGTTCTTTGATGTGGATGAAAACGGGATTTGGTGGCACTCTCGAATAGAGAATGACCTGGAAAAAGTGCGAGAGAAATCGGTGAAGGCTTCAACGGCTGGTAAGCGTTCGTTCAGCGTTCGTTCAACGGGCGTTGAACATTCGTTGAACCATAAAGATAAAGATAAAGAAGAAGATAAAGATAAAGAACAAAAACCATCATCAAATGAATTTGATGAGTTTTGGTTGGTTTATCCTAGAAAAGTCGGAAAGCAAGAAGCGGAAAAGGCTTTCGCTAAGGCAATCAAGGTTGCTCCAGCCTCAGAGATCATTTCTGGCGCTCAAAAGTACGCCAAAGACCCTAACCGAGTACCGACCTTTACGGCCCATCCTTCAACATGGCTCAATCAGGGCAGGTGGAGTGACGATCCACTACCCCCTAGAACGGTCGAGAATGGCTTTAGGAGCCTGAATACAACCCCTACCGTACAACCTCCTAGATTTGATCCTGAAGAGGCCGCAGAACGGGCTTTAAGGGCGATTCCAATGCCTGAAGGTGTGAAGGAAGTTTTGAACAGAATTCGCACAATGTCCGATTTGCCGTAAGTAAGTAATGTGAGACAATTAACCAACCGTTCTAAGGGGAACAGAAATGAAGTTACTCAAACTGATCGCAGTTGAGGCTGCCGAGGTGGGAGATACTCTGATAATCCAGGGATCTCGCTTCACCGTCACATCCATCGAGGATGAGGCAACAGGTAGAGATTTTCGCTTAAAAAATGTAGATGGGGCTGGCAAGTGCCATTTCGTTGCATTGGGTGAAAAAGTAGCAATCGAGTTGTGATTCAATTTTCGGTGGAAGGCACACCGATACCCCAGGGCTCGATGAAACATATTGGCAATGGGCGAATGATTCATAGTCGCGCTACCGATCTTGCCACCTGGCGGGCGCTAATCGCTCTGGCGGCTAAAAAGGCAGGTTGTACCCCCATTGATAGCCCTATCATTATCAGCATGAAGTTTCGTTTGAAGCGACCCAAAACCGTTAAGCGCGAGCATCCCACCGTACCGCCCGATTTAGACAAATTGGTGCGCGGTGTAAATGATGGTTTGACTGGTCAGGCGTATAACGATGATTCTCAGATCATCAAGATTATTGCCAGTAAAGAATACTCAGAATCCCCAGGTGTGGATATTGAAATTTCAGATTCCTTTGATTGCCTATAAATCGAACATCTGTTCGTGTGTGTCGGATCACAAAACTTTTTAAGAAATTTGGCCCAAATGGTTCAAAAACCGTAACCCATAGGCTACATTTATCTTATTGAAGAACTGAACGGCAGAACTTCAATAACGAATCTGGAGGATTCAAAATGATCGAAGTAAATTACACAACAGTAGAAACCGCGAAACTTATCCGCGCAGAACTAAAGGCAACTTTTCCAACAGTTAAGTTTTCAGTTCGTAAGCCATACTACGGCGTTCTTAATATTTCATTCGATGGCACAAAAGAAATCAAAGAAGCAGTTAATGAAATTGCTGCAAAGTACGAGTGCGGTTCATACGATGGAATGACCGACTCACACAATTATTCACGCAAGCGTGTTGGCGAACTTCTTATTGATTACTCAACACGCTTTATCTTTGTAAATTGCCACTATGTAGAAATGGCGGCATAACATGAATACAAAAACATTTATTTCAGATGCAGATCTGATCGCATCATTTCACGAATCTCAAATTGCTCGCCGTCAATATGAGGTATTTTTCTTTGGTGATTGCAATGCTCACATGATGGTTTGGGCAGACAATAAAAAAGAAGCAAACCGATATGCCCGCGAATATGCGGCTCGTATTCTTAACCGCCCATTTAAGTCAATCGTGATTGGAGCATAAAAAATGAGCGCCACAATTACATTAACAATTACTGAAGATGATTTTGACCAATTAATAAATACTTCAATGAAGTGGGGTAAGGAATGGGTAAAGAACAAGGGGCGTTTTACTAATGCCCCGCTCTTTACCTGGAAAATGGCTTATTGGTGTGATAACTATGTGGCCGTTCTTATTTGCCAGCATTATCTCTCTTCTCGCGGTTATGAATCTCAAACCGTATTCGATACTGCCACTCAGGAGCATTTAATTCTTACTAATTTTGTATCAGCAGAATGGGAGGATGGCGAATGAGTTACTACCCAGGCGTTGATACCTATACCGCTGAGGTTACGAATTATTGCGAAGATTGCGATTTTGAGTATGAAATCGAGGTAGAGGTAGAACGGGGCCAATACGAAACTAAATGCCCTAAATGCGGTTCAACATCTAATCGGGAGGTAAGTGAATGATTATTTTAATGCTGATAGTTTTGCCCATAGTAGTAGGCGTATTTTTGGAAATTGTATTCAACCTGGATGAAAGGCTTAATAATGAAGATTCTATGTAACGAGAACCATTGGAAGATAGTTGATAAGAGTTTAATTCTTCTCGGAAAAGATCAGGGCAAGATGGCTGAACAAGTCACTCGACTTGAAGCGGTTATCGAGGCCCGCGTACGCCTAGCAATTTATGAAGAAATTTGCGCGATCCCACTTACCGATAATCGCAAAGCAATCGTTAAGAATGGAATTGAGAACGCTCTTCTTACCGTTCAAGATCTTTGCGCCCAAATTGCGTTAGGAGAAAACAAGTGAGAGCCACATCAATCGCAGCACTAGAGAAGTTTGCTCCATACCAGGAATCTGCCCGCGAGCGCGTGTATCAATATCTTGTAGATGCCCAGGAGCGCGGTGCAACAGATCAGGAAATGCAAAAGGCCCTGAACATGAGTGGAGATACTTTAAGACCAACACGCGGGGCGTTATTAAAAAGCGATCTCATTTATGACTCAGGCAAAACCCGCCAAAACGAAAAAGGCAACGCCTGTATTGTCTGGGTAGTTTCCAAAATAGATCAGTTAGGAATTTTCTAATGCCTAATTATATTTATCGCTGCATGGCAGATCTTTCCCAGGTTGAGATGTATCAATCCTTTGAAGATAGTTCTATACCTAATTGCCCAATTTGTAATGAGCAAATGTCTAAACAATTTCAAGCAACGCCCGCCATTTTTCGTGGTGGGGGATGGGGCAAATCAAAATGATTCACGATGAATTATTGGAGAAAATAAACGAAGGCGAACTGGGTTGGTATTACGGGTGGATGCAAGATGCTCTTCGCGCCGTAACGAAATTACATAAACCTAGACTTATGGCATATATGGGAAATCCAACACTTGAAGCAGATACTTGTGAGCATTGCGGTTATTTATTTTTTTATCCTTGCCCTACCATTCAAGCCATAGAAAAGGAATTGGAATGAATGAAAGGCAAGAATACGCGGGTATCATGGTGTTGATTATCGGTGCAATTCTTTGTTTAATTGGTTTTTCTTTCCTAGTAATCAAAGGAATGGAATATTTAGCCTCACACCAACCTCCCACTATTTGCGTGAAATCTCACGCAGTAGATAATTCTGGTTATAAATACGGATTTACTATTCAGGGCAAATTTGGATTTGGTTATGTAATAGATCAGCAAGAAATTTGCGATAAATCAATTCCCAATCCAAACTATAAGGGGAAGAAATGAATCACGATGAATTATTGGAAGAACTAGATGAAATTATTAAAGACTTTGACCAAAAATATGACAACTCAAACCCATACTACAAAGCCCTTCGTGCAGTAGTGGAATTGCATAAGCCAACTAAAGAAGGAGAATGTAAAGAATGTCGTGCAGTTACAGATTGTAGTGAGTGCTATGGGATTGAGTTTGTAGAAGCACCCTATCCCTGCCCGACTATTCAGGCTATCGAGAAGGAGTTGAAATGAATGTAGATTTACTTACAATAAATCACGCCCTAGAAAAATGTCTTGAAGATTGTTTATGGCAAGATGGTATGGAATGTGTAAGTGAAGATACTTGGCCTGATGAAATAATTACTATTGACAATAAAGAGCGTATTCAAGAAATAAATCTGGCTATTAAAGCCCTGGAAAGAATTAAGAAGGAATTAAAATGATTCAAAAGCGCATAAATAAATATTGGATTCACGCTGGCCTTTACCGTAAGGGAATTTCTATCGGCTTTAAGATTGATATTTATGGTTTTGATCTTGAACTACTTTTCTTTTATGTAGGCATCGAATGGTAATTGGTTTAAGTGGCTATGCCAGATCGGGTAAAGACACCGTAGCCAAAATCCTTATTGAGCAATTTGGTTATAAGCGCATTGCATTTGCCGATGCTATTCGGGATGCCATGTATGAACTAAACCCTATTGTTACTGGATCTCCCAGGGCTGGCCATGTTCACCTAGCAGATTATGTAGATGAACTGGGATGGGAAGAGGCTAAAAATCATCCAGAGGTACGCCGATTGCTTCAGGTATTTGGTACAGAGGTAGGCCGTAAATACTTTGGTGAAAATGTCTGGGTTGAAAAGGCTTTGGGCAACGCTGAACCAGGGGATAAAATCGTGGTTACAGATGTGAGATTTCCCGATGAAGCCAGAGAAATCAAAAATCTCTTTGGAGAAGTCTGGAGAATTGATCGCCCTAGCATCGTGGCAGCCAATGACCATATATCGGAAAACGCCCTAGATAACTGGGTGTTTGATGAGGTAATTGATAATTCCAATGATTTGCAAATGCTGGAATACCGAATTAAAGAGGCCGTATCATGGTAAAAACCTTACAAATCAAATTAACGAAATTGCGCGAACAAAAATGAATGAATGGAATATCTCACGCTGCTCACAATGCGGCGATTGGGGCGTAATTGACAAGCCCTGTTGGACTTGCCATACAATTATCCCAACCGAAAAGAAAGGGGCAGAAATGCTAACTTCAACTAACGGGGGCAACCGATGATGGCTCTAGGTCAGGCGGCGATTGGTCACCGCTGAAGTTCCAGGTACGATTTCTTTTAGTAACCGCAATAGCGGTAGGAATCGTGCTAGCAACTCCAGCAATGGCGCAAAGCCCTAATTTTTATGAAATGGCTTTGGTAAAGAGAACGCCAGAAATCGCTAAGGTTTATGCTCAAACACAACTTCATAAGTACGGCTGGGATAGTAAAACCCAATGGCGCTCCCTTCATACGCTCTGGACACATGAGAGCAACTGGAGGCCAAACGCCAAAAACCGACAACCTGTAAAAATGTTGATTAACGGTAAATGGGTAAAATTCTATGCTGGCGGGATTCCTCAGCGTTTAGGATTGAATCCCAAAACCAACATACCGTTTCAGATCAAAACGGGCCTGGACTACATCAAAGCGCGCTACGGCTCGCCAGTAAAGGCTCTAAAGTTCTGGAATAGTCATGGCTGGTATTAAGTTTCACTAGGGCCGTTCCCCTAGTGATTAGAGGGTGCTAGAGCGCGTATAGCCTCCAGCAAATCGCGCTCGCATCCTCGCTTTGGCCATTAACTCAACGGCAGAGTATTCGACTGTTAATCGAAATGTTCCTGGTTCGAATCCAGGATGGCCAGCAAAACCCCGCTTTGGATAGGGAATACCCAATCGGCGGGGTTTTCTATTTGGGTTACGATTCTTCGATTACGCGTGGTGACCTGCATTTATAACCAAAAGGGGCGCACATTGTTTGCAAGAAATATAGTTAATTAACTATATTTTTTTTGTTATACTAAAACCATCAATACTGCCCTATCGAGAAATCGGTGGGGCAGTTGTCTTTTGAGCGTGTCGCGGCGCAATATATAGTTAATTTACTATAATTGCCCTAATGCTAAATTGGCAGAAAAACTGAATAGGACTTCTTGTCCACTTCCGAGCCCTAGAGTGCTATCTTGGTTCGAAAACAACTTACCCCCAACCGTAATAAAAACGCTGGGGGTTTTTTGTTTTTATAGTAAGGTTACGCCATGACCACAATAGCAGCCATTCAATTTGAGGATCGTGTAATAATCGGCGCAGATAGCCAGGTAACTGCAACTCGCAAATATTCGCATCCTAAGATGGCAAAGATTACTGAACGCGGTCAGTATCTCATTGCTGGCGCTGGAGAGGTTGCGGCGTGTGATGTGGCCCAGCATATTTGGAAACCGCCCGCACCAACGGCCGCAGATAAAAAAGATCTTTATCATTTTATGATTGCAAAAGTTATTCCATCGCTCAAACAATGTTTCAAAGACAACGATTATAAGTGGGATGTAAAGGAAGATGATGAAACAAAGTTTGCTTTCCTTATTGCAGTTGGTGGTGAGGTATTTGATATTAGTGATGATCTTGCCGTTTGTCTTGATGAGGATGGTTATTACGGTATCGGCTCTGGTTCTTCTCTTGCGGTGGGAGCATTACACGCAGGTTCGAGCATTGAAGAAGCGTTACAAGTAGCCGCGAATAAAGATCCTTACACATCTGGCCCATTTATATTTCTGGAACAAACGAAACATGGATAAGCGCATAGCCGAAACCGTATTGGATCGCGCTAAAGGATATTGTGAAGCGTGTGGCCTTCCAGGTGATGATTTCGCATTACATCACCGAAAGTTAAAATCTCGCGGGGGCAAAGATGAGGTAATAAATTTAATAGCGGTGCATCATAAATGCCATAACTTAGGCACAGATAGTATTCACCTAAACCCCAAAAAGGCTACGGTGAAAGGTTGGATGGTTCCCAGTTGGGCCGATCCAGCCGAATACCCTTTACATCTTCACGGTGTAGAGATAGTAAGATTAACTCCCGAAGGTGACTACGAAAGATTGGATAACAGGAATGGCGCGTATTGAGATCACAGGTGTATTAGGTAAAGATCCTGAAATTAAATTTATTAAAGGAAAGAATGGTGATTTTGCCGTTACTGAATTTTCAGTAGCAGACTCACAAAGCGAAAACAAAAACGGTGAATGGGTAGACGGCGTAACAGTTTGGTACAAAGTTTCCGTTTTGGGGCGTAAGGCAGAAATGATCGTTGATTCTATTTCCAAAGGGCAACGCGTAAAGGTTTCAGGTGCTTTCAAAGTTACCGAATACACCGCAAAGGATGGCTCGCAAAAGCAGGGATTAGAGATTAAGGCTGATGATATTACTTTACCTATCAGCGCATCTAAGCCTAAGCCAAAGGCCGCTCAGGAAGATACGGGCTGGGATTCTTCATGGAACTAATGACAACTAACGAAGTGTGCGAATTCCTGGGTGTGAACTTTAACAACCTTCACCAGATCCAGTATCGCGGGCAAATCAAGTGGGTAAAGAAAGAATCTAAGCGCGTATTTTATAACCGCGAAGAAGTCGAAGCCTACAAAGCAAAGCGAGACAAGCGCAAAAAATGAAATGCGCTAATTGCCGCAAATTTAATGATTATGCAATCTGCCTAAATTGTTGGGCGTATGCACTTAATCAATTAGATAAGTTTCCCCAGATGTATAACGATCTGGAGAGCGAACTAATACCTAGTTCTGGTAGATCTGGCGAGCGCGTAGGGGGAACAAAAACCCCACCGCTCCCAGTTCGCATTGAAACTTTGCATCTTCGCTCAGGCGGCATTAGCACACCTCTCATTAAGCATGAGATAGAAATGCGCTCTCTTCTCCAGGAAACGCGCATTACCTTTCGCGGTGAAGAAATTAACCGCATTACTAAAACCTGCGAATATCTTAAAACTCACGCAGATTGGGCGCATAAGCAGTATTGGAATCTGGTTACACTTGCTAGCGAGATCATCGCCATATCTCATAAGATCCAATTTGTTCTAGGTCATAAATCAGATGAGATAGTTATTGGCCGATGCCCTACACAAGATGAAGAGGGTAACCCGTGTGGCGCACAATTAAAGATTAATCCTCAATCTATTGATCGCACATCTGAGATTAAATGCCGTGTATGCGAAACCGTATGGCGTAGCGAGCAATGGCGTTTATTGGGAAGAATCCTTGAAGCCTAAGATCACCGTAATTCAGGCCAGCCTTCTTTATAAGGTTACGGTAAGAACTATTTACAACTGGATCAAGGCAGACAACATCCAGGCAGAAAACTCCCTATACTCATTAGATGAACTGCAAAACTCATACGATAAGCGCCGCACCTCTAAGCCGCGTTTGCGCTATAAGTAATTTGACTTTGCACTCAACTTCACTTATTCTCTCTATATTGGGTGGCGTGTAACGAGGAGTTATGCAGATCACCGATGAAGTTACTCTCGCCGATATTGATGAGGCACTAAAACATTTGCGCGACAAATTGCAAGATCGTTATGGCAATCGGCTTACACATCATCAAAGGCAGATATACCTCTCCAGCGTAGATGATCTCCTTGATGCCAGATTACTTATGACTCGTAATATAGTAAGATAACCAATATGGCTTATACAGAGAAACAACGCGCCGAGGCTTTAGTAACCTTAGAGGCTAACGAAGGCAATATTAAGCGCACATCTCTCCAACTGGGCATAGGGCAAGCAACCCTACGAGCCTGGGTCGCGGATAATAGTGACCTTAAAAGCGATATGGCATTAGCCACCGCAGAGGTACTTCCCGAAACTAGAGATGGTTTCATTACAGAATTAAAAACCCTTCGCAACAAAGTTCTACGCCACCTAGACGGAATCGTGGAAGATCTGAAGGCAAGAGAGGCCGCAGTAACCCTGGGCATCTTGATTGATAAAACAGAATTGTTGGAAGGCAATGCGACCTCTCGTACTGCCGTAGTCGGAGGCGGCGAAACAGTAGATGAAGCAATCACCAGACTTAGTGCAGAACTTGAATCCCGATCTAGCCGCGTTGCGTTACCTGAAGTGGCATCATCCGCTGAAGGGCCTAGCGAGGCCGAATCAACTACCGCCTGAAGGTGATTGGCGATCCTGGCTTATTATGGCTGGGCGTGGATTTGGTAAAACCCGCTTAGGCGCTGAATGGCTAGCCGCTAAAGCAGTTCGCAATGATGGCGTTCGATGTGCCATCGTAGCCCGTACCTTTGCCGATACTCGCGCCGTATGCGTAGAGGGTGTCTCAGGTATTCTCAATGTATTGCGTGAGTACGATGCCGTAAAAGATTGGAACAAATCTAACGGAATTATTACGCTTAAAAATGGCTCGATCATTCAGACCTTTTCTAGCGATACCCCAGATTCTTTGCGTGGCCCCCAGTTCCACTTTGCCTGGACTGATGAACTAGCCGCCTGGCCTTATGAAGATACCTGGAATCAACTGCAATTCGGATTGCGCTTAGGCGATCATCCTCAAACCGTTATTACCACTACCCCGCGCCCTACTAAGATCATTAAAGATCTAGTTAAGCGTGAATCAACGGTAGTTACTCGCGGATCTACTTTCGATAACTCGGAGAACCTTTCAGAATCCGCTCTGATCGAAATGCAAGCCCGATACGCTGGCACTCGTTTAGGCCGTCAAGAACTTTATGGCGAGATCCTGGATGATAATCCTGGCGCTCTCTGGACTCGTTCTCTGATTGAATCAGCCAGAGTTACTGAGCCCCCTCAACTTATTCGCGTTGTTGTCGGTATAGATCCAGCGGTTACATCTGGCGAGGATTCGGACTTAACAGGTATCGTAACTGCTGGAGTTACCGCAGATAATCAATTTTATGTGCTTTCAGACGATACAACGAAAGCATCTCCCCAGGAATGGGCTCTTAAAGCAGTTCAGGCTTATGAGACCCACAAAGCATCACGAATAATCGCCGAAACAAATAACGGCGGGGATTTAGTTTTGCATCTTATGAATTCGGTTCGACCAAACATACCCGTTAAAAAGGTAACTGCATCACGGGGTAAGGCGGTTCGTGCCGAACCTATTAGCGCACTCTATGAGCAAGGGCGCGTTCACCATGTCGGATATTTCTCTGAGTTAGAGGATCAGATGTGTGAATGGGAGCCAGGCATCTCAGCCAAATCTCCCGATCGCGTAGATGCTCTAGTGTGGGCTTTAACAGAACTCGCTGAAGGCTCTATCGCTCAAACCTCATTAAATGCTCGCGCTAAAATCTGCCCTAGTTGCGGATTGCCTAACATTAAATCGGCGAGCGTATGTTTCAAATGTCACGCTAACCTTCAAGGAGATCAATGGCCACTCAATACAACACAGTCATAGATCAAGGCGCAGACTGGTATTTAACCGTTACCTGGAATAACCCATCTGGCGCACCTATTAACCTCACAGGCTATACCGCCGCTCTTCAGATTCGGACTTCACCCCTTGCCAAAACCTCAGTTCTCAGCCTCGCAACAGGATCAGGAATTACTTTGGGTGGAGCGGCTGGCACGATTGCTATTCACGCGACCGCTGCTCAGACTGGCGCAATTACCAATGGCAAATACGCCTATGATCTCGAACTTACCAGCGCAGGTGGAGTAGTCACCCGTTTGATTAACGGTACGGTTGAAGTATCTGCCCAGGTAACACGATGAGCGATAACTTAATTGTTGCTCCCGTAGTTCAGACCCTTACGGTTACAGAGGTTGTTCAATCCCTCACCGTTACTGCTCCAGGCCCACAGGGGCCACAAGGCCCACAAGGGCCATCAGGCGCTCAAACTCAGGTTTTCTATACTCACACGCAAAACACTCCTTCAGATACATGGATTATTCATCATAATCTCGGTGGCTATCCCACCGTTCTTGTTTTTGATTCAGGTGGAGCGCAATGCGAAGGCAATATTTCGTTTCCTGATGGAAACACCATGCAAGTTACTTTTAGTTCAGCCTTTTCTGGTACTGCCTACATAATCTAGGAGAAAAAATGTCGCGCAAATTCCTTACCCCGATTGATCTTAATAAGAACGAATTACAGAACGCCCGTATTCAAAATCTCTCTAGTGCGCCATCTTCTCCCGCTCTCGGTCAGGTGTATTACAACACCTCAACCAACTCTCTTTATGTCTATAACGGAACCGCATGGGGTCAGGCTGGCGGCATTACTTCAGGCACTCTCTCAGCGCGCCCAACTGCATCATCTGTATCAGCGGGAACCTTTTACTACGCCACAGACACATTCCTCATTTACTACTCAAACGCTTCCACATGGCAGCAAGTAGATAATTTCGGTTCAGGCCAATCAACCGCTCTTACTATCGCTGGATCTTCAGCCGATGGATCATCAACTAACTTTGCTCGCGCAGACCATACCCACGCTGGCCCAGGATTCGGCGCAGTAACATCCGAAACCACCTACGGCCTATCTGCATCTAATGGAACTGCAACAACCGTAGCCCATTCAGATCACACTCACGGTACTCCTAGCCTCGGATCTTCCACCCCATCTACTATTGCCGCTGGCTCTGGTACTGCTGGAACTGCAACCGTTCCATCACGCGAAGATCACACCCACACATTTACCCCAGGATCATTTACCCTGGACACATTCGGCGCACCTGCCGCAAATGTCGCTTTCAATAGCAAGAAGATCACAGGTTTGGCAGATCCAACATCTGCCCAGGATGCTGCTACTAAGAACTATGTAGATGCTGCCGTTACTGGCCTCACATGGAAAGCCGCTGCAAACCTTTTGGCTATTAGCAATGTGCCACTCACGGGCGCTACTAACACCGTAACCATTGATGGCCACGCAACTCTTACCTCAGCGCAAAGCGGTTACCGTCTGCTCCTTATCGGCCAGACAACAACCAGCGATTACGGTATTTATGTTTATAACGATAATGGCACTACCTATACCCTTACTCGCTCAACTGATGCCGATGTTTATACTGAACTAAAGGGCGCATCTATCTTCATCGAAGAAGGTACAACCTACGGTAAGACCGCATGGGTACAGAGCAACACTTACCTCACATCTTTTGCTGGCCAAACCTGGGTTCAGTTCTCTGGACAAGGTACATACACCGCATCAAACGGCGTATTGCTTACAGGATCTAACTTCACCTTTAACCCACTCTCAACAGGTGGACTTCAGACCGCTTCAGGCGGCGCATCAGTTCTCCTGGCTACTAACTCTGGTTTGGGTACATCATCCAGCGGATTAGCAGTAGGCGCTGGTACAGGTATCACCGTTTCAACGGGAACCGTATCGGTTGATTCAACCGTTGTAGTAAAGAAGTTTGCTGCAAGTGTTGGAGATGGTACATCTACCTCAATCGCCGTTACTCACAATCTCGGTACACGCGATGTAACCGTAGCGGTGTATTCATCTGCTTCAGGTTATGATGAAGTTATGTGCGATGTGCAGCACACCGATAACAATACTGTTACGCTACTATTCTCAACCGCACCTACATCGAACCAATTTCGCTGCGTAGTTCACGGATAGGAATTCAATGGGCTTAATAGATAGATTTGCAAAGGCATTAGCCGCGCAAATAGAAAAAGCACCTAACCTCCCTGCGGGAACAACCGTACAGACCGAACAACAGGTATTGAATAACGCTAACTTTACCTCTGCGGTTGCTAAACCATTGGGCCGCCCTGAGAATTGGTTTAGAGTTCCATTTGGCCCAGGCCGCCCAGTAGAACCAGGCGCAATTAACCCAGTTGATCCTGAAACTGGCCGCCCTGCTCCTCGCCGTTATGAGTACCAGGTTGCTCAGAACATCAACATTACTGAGACTCGTCTCATTCCATTTAAGACCCTTCGCGCCGCAGCAGATCAGATTGATATTTTGCGCTTATGCGTTGAAGTTGCTAAAAGCAAGATGATGAAAGATTTTGATATTGTCTTATCTCAATCTGCATCAGAAAAGATCATTGCCGAATCGGGTGGCGATCACCTAGAGGCGATGGATAAGGCTCGCAAACAATTTGCGCCTGAGATCGCTCGACTACGCGAATTCTGGGAAGTACCAGATAAACAAAACGGCCTACTCTTTAATGACTGGCTAAAGATGTTGCTCGAAGATCTTTTGGTGCTTGATGCGGTTGCTATTTGGGGTCAAAAGAACCTCAACGGCGATCTCTATGGATTCCAGTTGCTCGATGGATCAACCATTAAGCCACTTTTGGATGAGCGCGGTATGCGCCCACTACCACCTGCACCCGCTTTCCAGCAGATTCTCTTTGGATTCCCTCGCTCTGAATTCCTCGCTACTAGCGATGATGCCAAAGTTGATGGTGAGTTCAGTTCTGATGAGTTGGTTTATTTGGTACGCAATCGCCGTACTAATAGCGTGTATGGCTATGGCCCAGTTGAGCAAGCACTTCCACTCGCTGATATTTACCTTCGCTACCAGCAATGGATCCGCGCCGAATACACCAATGGCGTAACTCCTAGCATCTTCTTCACCTCTGATATGGAATTTGGCGATAACCCAGAACTCATTTTGCAATATGAGAAGATTCTTAATGATGATCTTGCTGGACAAACTGAAGCCCGCCAGGGTGGTAAGTTGCTTCCTGCTGGTATCAAGCCTGAGCAAATGGCTGGATACGCTGAGAAGTTCAACGCAACTTTCATTGATACGATCGTTACTCGCATTACAGGATTCTTTGGCGTTACCCCATCTGAGGTGGGAGTTACTCCTAAATCTGGCTTAGGTGGAGCAGGTCACGAAAAGGGCCAAAACTTTAATTCACAGGAATTAGGTTTAGCGCCACTAGAGACATGGATTGAGCGCCAACTCTCTCAACTCTCTTACACATTCCTCGGTATGCCGCGTGAACTTGAAGTGAAGTTGATGAATGAATCTCCTCGCAATTCACTCGATGAAACTAAGGCCGTTGATATTGCTCTCAAAGATGGACAAACAACCATTAATGAAGCCCGCGCACTTAAAGGCCAGCCACTTCTCGAAAACTCATACGCTGATATGCCTATGATCGTTGCTGGTACTTCTCTCTATTTCTTAACCGCTGATGGCGTAGAACTTGCTGGCGCTCCAGAGACACCCGCTGAAGTTCCAGGAGAGGCCCCAGTAGATGGCGCTCCTATTCCTCCAAAGCCTGAAGATGTTAAGCCTGAAGAAGTAAAGCCTGAAGCAAAGCCTGAAGAGGTTAAGCCTACTGAGCCAAAGCCTGAAGATAAGAACAAATCAGCACAGGATGAGATCAAAACTTTCATTCGCTGGGTTCGCAAAGGCAACTCCTCACGCGCTTTCAACTTTGAAGCAGTAGAACCTACCTACGCTGAAGTTCTTAATAAATTCGTTGAGGCTAAAGATCTCGATGGAGCGCGCTGGTACGCCGAACGCTACTTAGGGCTCTAAATGAAATGGCCCGCTCATGGTGTCGCGGTTAGATTAGCCGCTAAACACGCCGATAAGATTCGCAAAGCATTTAGATCAGCCTTTGATGCAGATGCTATTGCGCTTTCATGGGCCGAAACTCACCCTATGGGTGGAACTGTTACCCCTCAACAGGCGCGTGACTGGGCTAAAATTCATATCACCACAGACAAGAAGGCGCTCGTTGAATCGTTAGCCCCTCTTTATGCTGATGGATATGTAATAGGCGAAACCGCTGCTACTTATACTCTCGCGCACCTCACGGGTTATCGTAAATCACCAACAACCCGCCAATTAGCGAGCGCATCAGTAGTTGATTGGAATACCTGGACTCCAGGCAATAGAGCCGCAGCCCTACTCCTAAAGCCTAAAGGCGGATTAGAGAGTTTGATGGCTACTCGCAATGTCACCATTGATGGCGTTACCGCGACTAAGTTAGATCGCATTGGAACGGTACTCAGTAAGGCCCTAGAACAAGGCGTTACACCACAAGAAGTTTCCATCATGGTAGATCAGATCATTAATGACCCAGAACAGGCTCTTATGATCGCTCAAACCGAAATGAGCCGCGCCGTATCTGTTGCTTCACGCGATCTATACGAAACCTCTGGCGTTGAGTATGTTGAATGGCTCGTTGCTGAAGGTTGCGCCGATTGCCAGGATAATGCAGATGCTTCCCCTATCCGCATTGATGATACTTTCCCTAGCGGAGATTCTGAACCGCCGGCCCACCCTAACTGTATGTGTTCTCTTGCACCATACATTATGGATACTGGCGCTCTTAACGATCAGGTTGATAATTACTCTGGAGGCGCTTACGGCGATTCAGTAGATGTGGAAAGCATTGATCTGGCTGCTAGCCCTACAATGTTGAAATTTGTACCAGGTGAGTTAGAGGTTGAACGCGCACTATCTCGCGCAAAGATTTTGCCCAATCCAATCACCGCACCCCCATACGAGGATCTTGATAAGTTAGTAGAATCACCCTGGAAAACGATTGACCCAATTACGGTTAATCCTAATATCTGGGATCGTGCTGAACTATCAGTAGTGCAACTTGATTCTCTTGTTGGTACAGATGCTTATCTGCACCGTAAGAAGTTAAAGCAGCACATCAAGGTTATGGGCCAGGCAACATCAGCGTTTAGATCATTCGCCCTCGTTGTCGAGCGTGATGGGCAATTAATAATTATTGACGGTCACCACCGCCTAATGGCGATGTGGCTATTAGGTAACAATGCTGCACCCGTTTGGCTCGCATCCGAAAACAAGGAGAAATAATGGCTCTACTTCAGACTAACAACACGGTTAAAACCGCCGCTGGCGTTCTCTTTACCGTACCAACAGGAAACCGCCAAAACATTCCTGTTTATATTGATAACCTCGATACTGCTGCTATCTGGATCGGTGATGATGCCATCACTACTTCAGGTGCAACCCAGGGAATTAAAGTAGCCGCTGGAGGATCTCGCCAACTTTGGATGAACTCAGGTGATGTTATTTATGCTATTTCCGCTGCTGGTACTGGCGCTGGCCTCGTAGTTGTAACCGCTTCAGTCTAAGGAGAACTCATGGATTTTACTACCTCTTATGCGGCCATTATCAAGGCCGATAAAAACGAAGATGGAACACTTACCGTTTATGGTAAGGCCACAGATGATGCTATTGATTCCGATAATCAAATTTGCGATGCTGGCTGGCTAAATAAGGCTATGCCTGATTGGTTCAAGACGGGTGGCAATATCCGTGAACAACATTCTAATATTGCGGCAGGAGTAGCGAAAGAACTTGAAACTAAAGCCGATGGCCATTACATCTCTGTTCTTGTTGTTGATCCTACTAGCGTTAAAAAAGTCGAGGCGGGAGTTCTTAAAGGATTCTCAATAGGTATCCGCGCACCTCGCGTAGTTCGTGACCAAAAGGCCGCTAACGGCCGCATTATTGATGGTCAGATTGTAGAAGTTTCGCTAGTAGATCGCCCAGCCAATCCTAACGCAAAGTTAATTATGGCAAAGAGCGTAGAAGGCGAATCAACACTTGTTAAGGCTGAGGAATGGCACGAATACAAGGCCCCTCTCCCTACCGAGTTGTTTAAGAATACAAAGACCGAGAAAGGGTCAAAGATGGAAACAATTAAGCAAATTACGGAATTGGCTAAGTCTTTGACACCCGATACCGTTAAATTCGATAAGAACCTATTTGATACTGCGATCAAGGCTATTGCTGATCTCATCGTTGTTGAGGCTGGAGAAATTTCAGCAGACAATAGCGAGCGCGACTCAATCGAGCATCTTCTTGATGCCCTAAAGCACCTTCGCAACTGGTATGAGGGTGAAGTTGAAGAGGGCGAAGTTTCAGCCCCAGAACTTTCCAGCATTGACCTAGCAGCAGAACCAGAGACCGTTAAGGGCGATGGCTGCGAATGTGATTGTGCTGATTGCGCTGAAGAAAAGGGCTGCGATGCCAAAATGTGCAAGTGCGGAAATGTATCCGCTACTGAGGTTAAGTCTGCTGATGTAGATGAGCCAGCAGTTGAAGCGCCAGCAGTTGAAGAAACCCCAGCCCAGGAAGTTAAGGCTGATGAAGAAGTTTCCCCAGTAGAGCCCGTTGAGGTTCTCGCTGAGGAGAAAGCCCTAGTAGCCGATGATATTGCATCATTGATCGAAAAGGCGCTTGCCCCAATCAAGGCCGAGGTTGAATCTCTACGATCTGAAAAAGAGTCAGTAGTTGAGAAAGCAACAAAACTTGAAGAGGAGTTGGCTATCGTAAAGTCTTTGCCCGCAACTGGGCCAAAGCGTACGGGAGCAGCACAAGCACCAGTAACACCAAACGATGATCTAATGAGAGCCGCTCGCTTACGCGCAATGGCTGAAACGGTCACCGACCCATTCCTAGCAAAAGGCTACCGTGATCGCGCTAACGATTTAATCAATAAAGCATCACAAGCCAACATCTCTGAAAAGGATAACTAATGCCAAACGCAAAAGATCTATTTGGTGATTCATCACCAAAGAAGGCTGCTGCAAAGTTTGACGAATACCTCGGCGAACTTAACAAGTCAGTAGCAAACGCAACATTCGACCCATCTGTAAAGGCCCGCGCTGAGTCAGGTATGCCTGTTCAATTCGGTTCTGAAAACCCAGTAGGTGCGCTAGAGGCTCTTGCCGCTAACAAGTCACTTACACCTGATGCAGTTGCAGGATTGAACTCTGCTCTCGCTGCCCAGCGTTCTGCATCAGCAGACATTGTTAAGGATATTAGCCTTAACACACCATTCGCACTTGCTAACGGTGGATTTGCTGCTTTCGACCTCGAAGCACCTGCAAAGTTGCTCGTTCCAAAGCCAACACCACTTCGTAACAAACTCCCTCGTACAAAGGGAATTGGTAACGCTCACCGTATCAAGCGTATTAAGGGTTACTCTAACGCTGCTACTGGTGGACTTCCAAAGATCCACCCAGGTATGTCTGAAACAACTCAGAACAACTTTGCTCCTAACGGATCAAGCAACGCTCTATACCTAAATCGTGGTTCAAAGATCTCTTACGCTGCTGAAGATGCAATTTTCAACTACGCATCATTCGGCTTGTCAGATTCAGTATCATTTGATGCTAACTTCTCTGCACAGGGCTACCAGGATCTTCGCCAACTCTCAACAACATCTCTCCTCTTCTCATCAATGATGGCTGAAGAGCGTATGTTGCTTATGGGTCGCGGAACATCTGCTAACGGATTCTCTGGCGCTCTTGCTGCTCCAACAATCACCGCTACTGCTCGTACCGCAGCAAACGGTGAAACACCTATCTCTGCTGCTACAAAGGTTTGGGTTAAGGCAGTTTCATCTGCTGGAGACTTCGGATCATCAGTAGTATCTTCAGTTGCTTCAGCAACTCCAGACGGATCAACACAGGTTATTGATGTGAAGATTTCTGCTCCAGTATCAGGCGCTCTTGGTTACAAGGTGTTCGCTGGTGCTGCTGCATCTGAACCTGCTGACTCAGCAAAGTTCTTCAACGGATCATCTGCTACAACAACAATTACCCTCCAGGGAACACTTGCGGTTGCTGGCGATGTTGCATCTAACTACGCTGCTGATACATCTGCTTACTCAAACGGTTACGATGGAATCTTGTCTTATGTTCTTGGTGCTAACTCAGGTTACAACAACAACATCAACACAACATTCTCTACATCTAACCCAGGTGTTGAGTTCCAGACCGCTTTCGCGGCTATGTACCAGAATGTTCTTGCTGATCCAGATGAGGTATTCCTCAATGGTGCAGATCGTAAGCAACTATCTGACGCAATCAAGAATGGTTCAACTGCTAACTACCGTTTGAACCTCACACAATCTGAATCAGGCGATTATGTCGGTGGCGCAGTTATCGGAGCAATCCATAACGAAATCACAGGCAAGTTGGTTGATCTTACTGTTCACCCTTATCTCCCACAGGGTGTAGCACCTATCTTGTCCTACACATTGCCATTCGAAAACTCAGAAGTTTCAAACATCTGGGCAGTTGTCAATGTTCAAGATTATATGGCCCTAAATTGGCCAGTAATTCAGCAATCCTACGACCAGTCTACTTACTGGCGTGGAACATTCGTGAACTACGCTCCTCAATGGTCAGGCGCAGTTTCAGGAATCAAGGCTGCTTAACAAGTAATAGATTGGGGGCGCGCTTTCGGGCGCGCTCCCTCTCACTAGAGGGGGCGTAACAAATGGCAAAGATGATTCCACCGCAGGGATTACGATCAGTAAAGATCACAACAGAACGCGGTGAAAAGGTTTATAATGCGGGTAAAGATGGTTTAATCCATGTTGATAACCCAAAACACGCCAGACAAATGAAACATGAAGGCTTAGGCGTTGCTAGTACGGCGGGCGCTATACAAAATTTTAAGGCCGTTGGCTACACCTGCAAATCATGTGGGTTTGGTTCATTCTTCAAGAAATGTGGAAAGTGTGGGGAACTAAATGAGTAATGGAATTAACCCAATCACGCATCAATTCTCGACCCCATATCTCACCGTAGAGGAGTTCAAGAACGCGCCTACCGCGATTGATCTCGATAACCTAGTATTCAATTCTTCCAACCCAGACGATCAAGATGCCGAATTAGCAAATGTCATTGCTCGCGCATCATCCTGGATTGATGTTAAGTGCCGCCAGGTAATCGGCGCGACCGTTGAAACAGAACAACAACGCGGCCGTATTGCGCCTGATGGAACTATTATCTTTCACCCACGCTATAACCCTATTGTGGCGATTACCGCTCTTTCAATTGGTACATATAGCAATTCAATGATTGCTATTACCGATCCATCTATTTGCTGGATTGAAGATCAGCAAGTTATCGTACCTTACGCATACACAGGGCTTAATATGTCCTCTGCTGGCCCTCTCGGATTTAATGCCCCAATGTCCTCACGCCAGAAAATTTATGTGCGATTCTCTTATGTCAATGGCTATGCAAACACCACTTTGGTTACTGCTACTGCTGGATCTAGCACAATCACCGTAAAGAGTGGCGTAGGTATCACCGCTGGCATGATGCTAAAGATTTACGATGGAATGAATAGCGAAAATATCATTGTTGCCGATACCTATACATTCGGATCAACAACCGTACCGCTTACCGCTCCATTGGCTTACGATCATCTTCACAATGAATCTGTATCCGCTCTCCCACCTGCTATCAAAGAAGCAGCCATTTTGGTTACTACCGCTATGCTCAAAGTTCGCGGTGATAATGCGATGGTGATGGGCGTTACATCTCGCGCTGGTCAGCAAATGCCAGGATCTCAGCACCTCGGAGAAGAAATCGCTCTTGCTGAAGATCTCCTCAAACCATTTACAAGAATTCGCTAATGGCAAGAAGAGAAGTGCGCGCCGCCGTTGTCAAATGGCTATCTGAGCCGCAGATCACCACACTTAACCAGATCTTTACTTCTTTTCCTAAGCGTATTAATTTCCAGGTAAATAGTTTTCCAGGGCAAAACTCTCGCGCCGCTGGCGTGGTATTTATTTCTGGCGAAACAGAATCCCGCCTAACTATTGGCGGCGCTTATGACGGTTGGAAGCGCGTTGATTACACCGTTGATTTTCAAATCTTTCATCATTCCTCAGCCCAGCCTGAAGAGGCTATGGATGATTTTGATGAATTAATTGATGCAGTTAAAAATCAACTTCGCGCAGGTGGTCACCGCCTGGGCCTGGAAGATGGATCAGTAATCTGGCAAGCCGCTGAACCAGGCATTGATATTAATTACTCTGAGCCCAGCAACACCAACGGTACATATACCGAAACCTGGGCATCTATCCGATTTACCGTAACCCAAATGATAAGAGCATAAGGAGAAACCACATGGCTCGTTTCCAGTATAACGGCGAAGGTGAGCGTACTTTTCCGAGTATCGCCGTAACCGTTCAATCAGGTGATTCGTTTGATGCGCCAGATGATTTTGAAGCCAATGGCGTTTCACTCTCTTCATCCAAAAAAGCAACACCCGCAGTAGATACAACCCCAACACCAGCACAGGAGAATAAATAATGACCGCAAATCCATCGTTACGGAGTTACCTGGGATTAGCCCTAGAAACAACTAAAGGCACTCCTGTTGCTCCAACAGATTTCGTACCAATCGTTAAGGATTCATTCAAGCCCGCTGAAATCATCGGTGCGCTTTATGATACTGGCCTTCGCGGTTCAATGGCCGAAAACTACAACTACATTCAAGGCCGCCGCCACACAGAAATAGATGTTGCTGGCCCAGTATTCGCAGACACTATTGGTTATGTTCTCGCTTCAGTTTTGGGCGATGTAACTACTACTGGCGCAACTGCTCCATACACCCACACCATCGCTCTTAAAAACGGTACTTCAGGAGATGCCCAGCCAAAGGCTTTGACACTTACTGATTACTATGTTGCTAATACCCGTCAATTCGGTGGCGCACAATTCCACGATTTCACCCTCACATTTAATGCTGATGGTCAGTTGGAATACACCGCTAAGGCGAGCGCATGGCCTTCAACCACCACAACTGCTCCAACACCTTCATTTTCTACCGTAATTCCTACTGCGGTTTGGAAGGGTACAGTTACCATCGGTGGCACAAATGTTGCCTACGCTCAATCAGGCACAATCACAATGACTCGTAAGGTAGATCCAATCTTTGGTATCTCCAATACACAAGGCCCATATCAAATCTTTATGGGTGGTATGACCGCAACAGGTAAGATCACTTTCGTTATGGAAGATGATGCGGAATTAACCCGCTTCCTTACCAACACTCAACCAGCACTCACTCTCACCTGGGCTAATGGCTCTGGCGCGACCGCTACTGAAGTTACTGCAACTCTCTCTAAGGGTGCATACACCGCAGCAGTTGTTGAGCGTTCAGCAGACCATGTTCAGGTAGCAGTTGATATTAACGCAATCGCTAATACAACCGATGCTGGCGCTTCCGCTGGATACTCACCTATCAAGTGGACATTAAAGAACGCTAAGACTTCAGGTACATATCAGTAACCTGAAATAGAACGCAGAACGGGGTATCTGAGCCGAATTGCCGCCTTCCCAATTCGCTCTACCCCGTTTTGCCCTATAATTTGTGAAGGCAAACCCCGTTGGAAGGAAACCAAATGGAAAAAGTTATTACGCTCCCTAGTGGCGCTACTGCAAAATTGCGTGATCCTGCAACTCTTAAAGTTCGTGACCGCAAAAAGATCTTTGCAAACGCCAATGGACAAGAGGGCATTATGCAAGCCCTATCTCTTACAGATGGCTTGATTGCTTGTCTCGTTGCGGAATGGTCATTCGATCTAATTCCACCAGCGATCAAAATCGAATCACTCGATGAATTATCTTTCGCTGATTATGATGCTCTTGCAGCAGAGGCCAGCGCAGTTCAAGAAGTTATTTTCCCATCTTTCGCTGAGACGGATGAGAACCAGAACGACCCAAAAGCAGTTACCGAAAACTCGAACGCTTAAAGAATCAACTCAAAGGGTTTCAGAGATCAGATGATTTCGAATACCCTGATGAAGAGTGGATTTATTATCTTTGCGCTAAGGAATTCGGTTGGACTCCAGATCAGGTAGATGATGCCCCGTCTGGCGTTCTCTATTGGATACTTGCTATTCACCGCGCTACGCAGGAGGTTGAAAATGATAATCAACAACTTGCAAACAGTAAAGCGGGATCTAGTTAAGTATATGGAAAAAATTGATAACGGCACTCGCAGGGCGCGTGATGAAATGATGACCGCTTTAATTCAACTCTCTAAAGAGGAGATTCAAGGTCAGCGCCCTGAAGGTCAAAAGGCTACTACGGGCGAACCACCAATGAACCGTACTGGTAATTTGCGCCGTTCGATTACTGGCTATCCCGCTAAGGTGGGATTTGCTACATATAGCGCAACAGTAGGCCCACAGATGATTTACTCTCGCGCCGTTGAACTGGGTGGAAGTTATGCACCTCGTACCTGGGTTAATGGAGAAAACTTCCCATACATGGCCCCAGCGTTAAAGAAATTTCATAGTTCAGGAATTGCCCAAATTGCATTACGCAAACATCTAGGAGGAAAATAAGTGGCTGAATTAGGTGGCTTTCTTCCTCCAGTAGTAATTGAGATCCTGGCTAAATCTGGCGAGGCTATTGCTGAATTCCAAAAGGTTAATACTGAACTTACCGTAATGGCAGAGCGCGCTAATGTAACAAGCGCCTCAATGTCTAAAATGGAAATTGCTGCCGAGCGCGCAGGAGCCGCATTTAAGGCTATTGCATTTGTTGGCGTTGCTGCTATGGCTCTTTCCGTTAAGGAATTTATGAACGCTGAAGAGGCTACTCAGCGACTTGATACCGCTATGGGCAACCTCGGACTTGCCAGCGAAGCAAATAAGAAAATTGTTGAAGGCCAGATCACCGCTCTTCGTTCACTAGGTTTTGACACCGTAGAGACTTCACGGGCTATGGGTACGCTGGTTACTGCTACTGGATCAGTAGAGAAATCAACCGCTCTAATGACTACCGCAGCAAACCTCGCCCGCTATAAGCACATTGATCTCAACACCGCTGCGACTATCCTGGCTCGCGGTACTCAGGGATCTGCTAAAGCATTTAAGGAATTGGGCGTTACTCTCGATTCCAACCTCCCTAAGCACGATGCGATTAATAAAGCATTTGGTCAGTTAAACCAAAAATTAGGCGGCCAGGCATCTGCCTATGCTAAAACTTTTGCTGGTCAATTAAAGGTTATTGAAGCCCAGATCAAGGCAGTTGCGGAAAAACTAGGCCAAACACTTTTGCCTATTATTCAAACCGTATTAAATTTCTTTATTAAATTCGGCAAAGAAATTGCCATAGTGGGTGGCGCATTTGTCGCTGGCGTAGTTGCTATCAAGTTATACACAACCGCCATGAATATTTTTAAGGCAGCGCAAATTGTTTATATTGCGGTTACCTCTGGTACTGCCGCCGCTCAAACTGCTCTTACTTTTGCCACCAATGGTGGAACCGCTGCGACTAAATCTATGACCGCCGCTCAACTCCTTCTCAATATAGCCATGAAAGCAAGCCCAATCGGAATCGTTCTCACGATCGTTGGATTGCTGATTACTGGATTATTGTTGGTCGCTCGCCATAGCAATACCGTTCGCAACGCTATTATTGATGTTGGTATTTTTGGCGTTAAGGCTATTGCCTGGCTCATTGAAACCGTTGGCCATCTGGTCACCTCATTTATGAAGTTTGCAACAGGCCCATTGCGCTTAGTATTGGGTGCGCTCGCAGCCCTGGGAGTTGGCCCCGCTAAAACGGCCTTAAAAGAAATTAACGGCGTTATTGATAGCGTTGGTGGGTTCTTTGAGAAAACTGCTTCAAAGGTAGAGGGCTTTACCAAAAAACTTGAAGCGATGAAAAAGACCGCTGACGAAACAAAGAAAAAAGCCCCTAAAACAAAAGATGCTACAACCGATGTTGCTGGCGATGTAAGCGGCGCTACTTCAACAGTTAAGCAAACCCTCACAGATATTGCTAACCTTCAAATCACTTACCGCGAGGAAGCGAAGAAGGCTTACGCTGCGTTTGATAATACAATCATGGATGCAACCGTTAAGCGGTTGAAAGATGAGAACGATATTAAGGCACAATTCAACGCCGATAAATTGGCTTTGGATAAAGATTACGCTCAAAAGTACCAGGATATTATTAATCAATCCATTGATGAGATGCGTAACGCGTTCTCTCAGGCTACTGCGGGCGATGTTGGTAGCCTCTTCTCCAACCTTCTCGGTGGTCAAAACCAGGCTAATATCACCAACCTTATTGGCCAGTTCAAAACAAAGATTCAGGGCGCTCAAACCCTTATCGCTGATGCTGGCAAACTCCAGGGCCTCGGATTCTCTCAGCAATTCATTGACCAGGTAATAGCCCAGGGAACCAATACAGGCCACCTTTTGGCTCAGGCTATTGAGACTTCATCACCTGAAACCATCTCTCAATTACAGAGCGTTTATACTCAACTTGATACCGTCTCTAGTCATGGAATTGATGCGCTCGCAACAACCATGAACGATGGCGTGAACTTTGCTAACGAAAAACTTAAAAACTCTTACCTCAAAACTCAAACAGATTATCAAGATGCGCTAAAGAAACTGAACGAAACAACAAGCGCAAAAATGACCGATGCTCAAAATGCTTACAATGAAGCAGTACGAAACGCGCATCAGACTCTTGCTACTGCTCTCACCAACGCTGGCGATGCTTTGAATATTGCCCTAGATAAGATCATGGCTACGGCTGATGGAAAGTTAGCGGCAGTTAAGAAGGCCGTTGCAGATGCTCGCGCCATCGCTGAGGGCCAGGTTGCTGCTAGCCAAAACTATGTAGGCGGTAATGCCTATGTTCCCGCAGTAATTCAATCAGCGGTTCTCTCCCCAGAACTTGGAGCGGGAATTGCGGCTAAGTCAGTAATCATTAATCAGACTAATAACACCAATGCCAATCCACATGATATTGCTGCCGCTACCGCTTTTGCAGTAGTCACTTCAGCAGATACTCTCTTTGGCCCTAGATCCACTCTCTCCTCTTATACTAGAAACATGATGGGCGTTTAATCATGGCAACAGTAACCTCACTCAATCCTTATTCCTTTGCGTTTAACGGCTTTGTATTCGGTGGCTCTGGATCGCCATATCAAATCACTAGCGTTGATGGAATTGCGGCCCTACCTTCCATCAATTCCCAGGATGATAACAAGGGTTATCAGGATGGTATGTTCACGGGCCGCGATTTTCTTCGCCAGCGTAACATTATGATTACTATTCAGGTATTCGGTACGCCATCTACCTCAATGCAAACCAATCTAAACGCTCTTACTGCCGCTCTTCAGCCTCAGCAACAGGGTACAGGAATCCTTCAATTCCAAATCCCAGGATCTAATTTGCAGCAAGTTAAAGCCCGTGTTCGCAAGCGTTCTATCAAGATTGATCCAGAATTCACTTATGGCAAAGCAATCGCCACTTATGAATTCTTCTCACCTGATCCGCTTATCTACGATTCACTTCTCCACGCGCAGGATGTTTTCTCTGCTAATCCAGTAACGGGCCGTACATATAACCGTACCTATAACATGACTTACGGCGCTGGTTTTGCTAACGGTATTTTGAACAACTCTGGAAATACCACTACTTATCCATTGATTACGATTACTGGCCCATGCGTAAATCCGCAGGTTAATAATATTTCATCGGGTCAATTCTTGAAGATCAATTACACCTTAGCAATTTCCGATACTTTGATTTTGGATACTCAACTAAGAACCGTAACCCTTAACGGTGTCAATCGCCGCGCTCTTCTTGATAATAGTTCATCTTGGTTCGCTTTATCGTCTGGCACTTCGTATTATACTTTCGTTGCATCTGGAACTGGCACAGGTACATCTTGTGTAGTTTCCTGGCAAAACGCGTACATCTAAGGAGCATAAATGGCACTACGCAACCCGCCTAGTTGGTTACAAAACGGTTCTCACACCGCTGAGAATGATCGCTTAACCGCTACTGGTATTCTCTTCGCCACCGCAGGTATCGGTTATGCGCCAGCGTTGCAGGTCACACCTACCAGCACTCCCTCTATGGCAGTTCAAATTGCAGCGGGTCACGCCGTTATTGCGGGTTCTCAAACCTCTACCCAGGGCCTTTACATCGCGTATAACGATGCTTCAACAACAGTTTCAGTTGCTACCGCTAATCCTACAAATCCTCGTATTGATATTGTTTGTGCGGTAGTTCAGGATGCGTTCTACGGTGGAACCGCTAATAACCAGGTCATTTTCCAGGTTGTTACAGGTACTCCAGCAACATCTCCAGTAGCCCCTAGCGCGCCCGCCAACTCACTTCTTTTGGCTCAGATTGCCATACCCGCTGGCGCAACATCCATTACATCAGGAAACATTACCGATAAGCGTGTAATTACCCAGTTCTCAGATTCTCAATTTACTGCTCTCAACACCTCAGCAGATACCATCGTTGTTAATGGCGCAACCTCTCAAACAGGTAAAGCGATCCGCGTTAATAACGCTACTGGCGCTCAGACATTCGCAGTATCTCCATCGGGAACACTTACATTCTCAGATGGATCTACTCAGATCACCGCAGCAACATATAACCCAAATCTTACGGTTAATGCTCAAACTGGTTCATATACCGTGAATGTAACTGATGCTCAAAAACTCATCACCGTTACCTCTTCATCTTCATCAACCATAACCATCGCATCAAACGCGACCCAGGCTCTTCCCGTTGGAACTACCGTGAACTTTGCTCGTTATGGATCTGGCGCAGTTGTTTTTGCTGGCGCATCTTCACCAAATCCCGTAACCATTGTTTCAACCGCTGCTACTGCATCGGCTCCAACTTTGCGCGCTCAATATTCCATGTGTTCAGCGGTTCAAGTCTCTACTGATAACTGGATCATTACAGGTGATGTTGCTTAATGTCACGCCTATCTTTATCGCCGCTTAATGCACCTGCTAGGACTACTGATCCCAGTACGCCTACGCTTCGCGCTGGAGATCATTATTTCAATACAACCGATAACTCATTAAGAGTTTATAACGGTTCAATTTGGATTTCTTTAACTTCCGCATCCACGCTCTCTGCGCTCGATGCTGGAAATTTTGATAGCATTGCACCTTACGATGGTGGTTCTGCTACTACTACTAGCACACAAACCGTAGATGGAGGTTCAGCCTGATGGCCGTTATTACACAGGTTCAATTACGCCGAGGTACTGCCGCATCATGGGTATCTGCAAACTCAACTCTTGCATCAGGTGAAGTCGGATTTGAAACCGATACGCTTAAATTTAAGATCGGAAATGGATCTAGCGCCTGGAACGCTTTGGCTTACGCTAACCCTGGCATTTCTCAATCTACCCCTACATTTGCTACCAACGCCTATACCCTCATCGCTTCAGATGCGGGAAACATTCTGCTCGCATCTAATGGATCTACTGCGGGAACTATTAACATTCCTACCAATGCAACTACGGCGTTCCCTATTGGAACCCAAATCAGCATACTCCAGGTGGGCTCAGGCTTAATCACTATTCAGGCCGCATCATCAGGTACAACAACACTTAACTCAACGGGTGGAACTGCTATCGCGCCAAAACTTCGCGCCCAGTTCTCATCAGCAACAATTATTAAAACGGCTACCGATGTATGGTACTGCGTGGGTGATGTATCGTGATTCTAGGTACAATCGCATCTGGTATTTCAGGCCACCTTTTTGCCCCTAGCGGCGCTTTTGATGCTTTGGCTACGGTAACCGTTCCCAGCGGTGGATCTGCTGCAATTACTTTTGCGGGTATTCCCTCTACTTATTCAAGGCTTCAAATTCGTTCTATCACAAAAGGAACTGGCGCTGAAGATTCTATTTTAATGACTTTTAACGGTGATACTGGAAATAATTATACTTATCACGGTTTGTATGGAACTGGAAGTGGAGCCGCTGGAACTGAAGGTGGTGGCCCTCGCGCAAATATTCCTCTTGAACAACGCGCGGTAGCATCATCGGCAACTGGTGTTTTTGCAGGTGGAATTATGAATATTATTGATTATGCAAGTATTAGTAAAAATAAAACAACTCGCAATTTAGCAGGTTATGATAACGGTAGTGCTGGATTTGTTGCTATGGGTACTGGCTCATGGATGGCAACTGCTCCAATTACATCAATAACATTTACAACCGCAGCAACTTCATTTGCCCAATACACTACATTTAGTCTTTATGGAGCGCGCTAATGGCTACTAATACAAATATCCCATTATTATCCCAAACCGTTACGGGATCATCTACCAATACCATAACCTTTAACTCAATTCCTCAGACATACACAGATTTAGATATTGTTATGTCAGCCAGAACTGGAACTGGCGGCGCAACGGAATTTCGTTTAGCAACCAATCTTTCAGGTTCAATTTATTCTTCAGTTTTTGTTGATGGAAGCGGAACCTCATCTGCATCATTTAGAGATGTACCAACAACATCGTGCCGCCCTGGATTTATTGCTGGAAGTACGCAAAGTTTTTCTATTAATGAATTTACTATTATGAATTATAGTAACGCCGTTACAGATAAAACAATAATTGGGCGTTATGGATCTGTTGAAAATGAAGTTTTATCATTTGCAACATTGATTGCTAATACTGGTGCTGTAAATTCATTAACATTTACTTGCTCTGCTGGATTTGCAGTAGGTACAACTATTTCTATTTATGGTATCGCCGCTCAACCAGTAGTAACATCTGCTAAGGCAACGGGTGGAACAATTACATTTGGCGCTGATGGCTATACCTATCACGCATTTACCTCATCTGGCACATTTACCCCATCTGCAAATCTTTCATGTGATGTTCTCGTTGTCGCTGGCGGTGGTGGCGGTGGTGCTGATAACTATCCAGGTGGTGGAACATGGCAACGCTACGGAAATGGTGGCGGCGCGGGTGGTTTGCGTACTGCAACATTAAGTTTAACCAATGGAACCGCTTACACGGCTACCGTTGGTTCATTTGGTGGTGGAGTTTTTAATAATACTGGCGCACAGGGTTCTAATTCTTCTCTTGCTGGTTCTGGATTAACCACGCTTGCCGCTACTGGCGGTGGCGGTGGCGGTACTCACCTTTCTGCTCCTCCTTACTATTCAGGTTCAACTAATGGTGGTTCTGGCGGTGGTGGAGATAACGGTAGTGGAGTTCTCCAACCTGGAAACGCTGGCGGCTATTCTCCCGCTGAAGGTTATTCGGGTGGCTGGCAATATGGCGGCGGTGGAAATAATGCGATCATGGGCGGCGGCGGCGGTGGTGGCGCTGGCGGCGCTGGACTTAATGCGCCCGAATATCCTTCAGGAAGTCTTGCTATTGGCGGCGGCGGTGCTGGCGGTATTGGTGCAACTTCCCCAATAATTACCGCTATGGGAAATGCAACGCGCTTAGGTGAATCAGTTGCGGGAAATGTTTATTTTGCGGGCGGTGGCGGTGGAACTGCTGGCAATACAGTTGCTACTGGCGTTGGTGGATATGGCGGCGGCGGTGTCGGATTAACAACATCTCGCGCTGCAACAAACGGCATGGCTAATACTGGTGGTGGCGGCGGTGGCGCTAATGGAACTGGAGCCAATGGTGGTTCTGGTGTAATTATTATTCGGTATGTGAGTTAGGGAGAAAATACATGGGCGCAAATGAGGTTCTTCTTGAACGCATAACCGTTGGTGCTGCTGGCGCGGGCGCGGTTACTTTTCAAAACATTCCGCAATCTGGTTATACAGATCTTAAAGTTGTTATGTCAGTTCGCACATCTCAGGCAAATATTCCCGATTGGGGAAGTGTCCGATTTAATGGAGATACCGCAGCGCATTATTCTTATCGTTATTTGAATGGTAGTGGTACTGCTCCTGGATCATCAAACGCTACTGGCGCAGATCACGCTGAGATTACTACGGGATGGAACGGCGCTACAAGCACAACTGGAACTTTTGCAAGCGCCGAATTGTATATCCCCAATTATTTAGGTTCTCAACAAAAATCTTTTAGTGCCGATGCCGCTGGAGAAAATAATTCTACTGCTGCATATATGAGCATAAATGCAATGTTATGGAATCAAACTTCAACAATTAACTCTATTACTCTTGCTAGCGCAAATGGCGCAACTATTCAGCAATATTCCACATTTTCTCTTTACGGAATTGCAACCGTTGGAACAAATCCAGTAATTGCTCCTTACGCTACTGGCGGCGATATTATCCAAACAGACGGAACATATTGGTATCACGCGTTTCTCTCATCAAGCATCTTTACGCCTAAGAAGGCGATGGCGTGTGATGTGCTAGTTGTTGCGGGTGGTGGTGGAGGTGGTGCTGCTGCTGGATCTGGCGCTGGTGCTGGAGGCGTTCTTGCATTTACCGCACAAGGATTAACCAGCAATACTTCTTATGCTGCAACAGTTGGTGCTGGCGGTGCTGCTGGAACTGCTGGCGGTGCTGGAACTAATGGCGGTGATTCTCAATTTTCTTCACTTACACTCGTAAAGGGTGGCGGCACTGGCGTAGGCAACAGTTCTAATGGTATTACTGGCGGTTCTGGATCTGGCGCTGGCGGTTATCCATCTGGTTCGCCTACTGCTGGATCTGGAACTACTGGACAAGGCTACGCGGGTGGTACTGGTTATTCTAACAACACAAGCATTACCAACTCAGGCGGTGGTGGTGGTGCAGGTGGCGTAGGTGGCAATGCTGCTGCTGGCGTTGGTGGTGTCGGTGGTATTGGTATTACTTCAACGCTTATTGATGCTATGGGTGCGGCTACTTCACTTGGCCAATATGTTTCATCACATTATTATTTTGCTGGCGGTGGTGGCGGTGGAACATCTAGCGGCACTTATGGTGCTGGCGGTAACGGTGGCGGCGGTACTGGCGCTGCTACAACAGTTGGTACTAATGGAACACCTAACACGGGTGGCGGCGGTGGTGGTGGTGGTTTCCAC